GTAAATCCAGTTGCTTTCTGTGAAGGTGGTTTGCTTGGTGGTAATTTAGAGCCAACAGATAAGATTAAAACGATTCTTCCACCAATGACAATGAGTTATGGCATTACTGCGTTAAACGAATTACAGAGACTTTATAATGGTAAATCTATTCGTGAAGATGGACAGTTTGCATTAGAGGTTATGCAATATATCAACGATTATACGAACCGAATTAAAGAGGAAGACCATATTTTATACGCAATTTACGGCACTCCTGCCGAATCGTTGTGTGGTCTTCAGATTGAGCAGTTCCGCAAAATTTATGGAATCATTGAGAATGTATCAGACAAGCCTTATGTAAGTAATTCATTCCATTGTCATGTTTCGGAACAGATGTCACCTATTGAAAAACAGGATAAAGAAGGACGTTTCTGGAATTTATTTAATGGTGGAAAGATTCAGTATTGTAGATACAATCTTGGATATAACAAAGAAGCAATTAAGACACTTATTCTTCGAGCAATGGATAAAGGCTTTTATGAAGGTGTAAATCTTGCAATGTGCTACTGCGAAGATTGTGGATATCAGCAAGTTGAAATGGATACATGCCCGAAGTGTGGTAGCAAGATGATTACTAAAATCGACAGGATGAACGGATACTTGGGATTTACAAGAGTACATGGCGAGACAAGATATAACGAAGCTAAGAATGCAGAAATTGCAGATAGAGTTTCAATGTAAGGAGTGTGGTTCATATCAACTATCATAATATTACACATGATGATATGAACAACGGTGATGGTCTGAGAGTTGTTTTATGGCTCTCAGGCTGTTCTCACCATTGTTATAATTGTCAAAATCCTCAAACATGGAATCCAGATAGCGGTATTCCATTTGATGAATCCGCAAAACAAGAAATATTCACAGAACTGTCCAAAGATTATATATCGGGCATTACCTTTAGTGGTGGCGATCCACTACACGAAAATAATCTCGATGAAGTCCACAAATTAGTCAAGGAAATCCGTATTTCCTTCCCTAAGAAAACTATCTGGTTATATAGTGGATATTCTTATTCGGAAATCTTTCGAGGACAATCATCATGTTTATCTCAAGAAGGATTAAACAATTTTAAACGTAGGGAGATTATTTCCAATGTAGATGTACTTGTTGACGGAGAATATATAGATGAGCAACGAAACTTATCTAAGAAATGGGCTGGTAGTGATAATCAGCGAGTAATTGACATACAGCAATCTCTTGCTCAGAACAAAGTAATCCTATATTGTGATTAGAAAGGAGGTAACACATGAACGGAGTAACAATTTTACAGACGATACCGGCAGTGACCAACAAAGAGTACATAATTGTAATCATAACGGTTTTGTTTTTGATTATATTAGGAGGTGTATTGCTATTAAAATTTGATGCGTTGTTAGCCGGATTCGCATTCATGGCATTTGCACTTATAGTCGCTGCACAAGGAGTACATCCACACCCTAAGCAGTACAAAATTACAGTAGATAATACAGTCAGTTATAACGAATTTACAGCAAAATACAACATTATAGAAACAGATGGCAAAATTATTACAGTAGAGGAGAAAGATAATGGAAAAAATTCAGATTAAATATTTCGACAAAGACATTGATAAGATTGAGAAGATTTCACAGGGCGATCTTATTGATCTTAGAGCGGCAGAAACGGTACATATGAAAGCAGGGGAATACAAACTAATCCCACTCGGCGTTGGAATGAAGTTACCTGCCGGTTACAAGGCGAATGTGTATCCACGAAGCAGCACATACAAGAATTTTGGTATTATTCTCGCAAATTCTGTTGGGCAAATTGACGGATCGTACTGTGGAGACTCAGACCAGTGGAGATTCCCGGCGATTGCGCTGCGAGATACAACGATCAATAAAAATGACCGTATTTGCCAGTTCGAGATTCAGAAAGTACAGCCGGCAATTGAGTTTGAGGAAGTTGAACACCTAGATGAACATAGTCGAGGCGGTATTGGAAGCACGGGAGTTCAGTAGAATTTGTAATAGATAAACGCCACACCCATATTTCAGAGTGTGGCAGGAAAAAAGGAAAAATGAATATGACATATACAGAGAAATAAATTACAACATCATATTAGCGATGTTTTTAACTTTTTCATCGGATAACTCAGGGTGTTTACAAATCATTTTGGTGACAATGACTTTACCCAATACGGAACGCAAATTATACTTTCCATTTCCGATAAATATTGCTAGAAATTCTAGCATTTCTCGCCTCCCTTCTTGTAGGACTTTATAAATAAAGGGAATTTATGCGCCCAGAAAGGGCAGAATATTCACTTTTCGAATTGTGCCAAAATACTACAATAGGCACTACCACATGGTAAATAATACCGAGCATTCTGTCGTGCGTGGAAAGTAATGTGGTAATACAATCACAGTTTGCTTGGTGTTATTTTATCATATCTTGAAGAGTAAAACAAAGGGGTGATCAGATGAAAGTTGATTATAAGCAAGATTTTGAAGATATGATGACCATAAACGATCTATGTGACCATTTACATATAGAACGGAAAAAGGCATATAAGATTTGTCAATTAGATACATTTCCAGCAATACGCATTGGAAAACAATATGTAATACCTCGCAGGTTGTATTTACAGTGGCTTAGAGATAATGTAGGAAACCAAATATTATTGTAAAAAAGTGGATAGGCATAAAGCCTATCCTTTCTTTTTATTTATTCATTTTATTGAGCAACGCAACAGAATCAATAGAGTGCTGATCTGACACATCTAAGTAGATATTTGCTGTGGTTTGAATATCCTTGTGCCCAAGTAATGCAGATATTGTCTTTAAATCGACTCCTTGCGTCAGAAGCAGAGAGCCAAACGTATGTCTAATGGCATGTAAGCCGCAATGTTTAACTGAACAACCGGCACGTATTAACATTCTGTCTAATGTCGTTGCCAGCCTCCGTGCAGTACATGTAATGACAAAATCAGTTGGATGAACTGATCCTCTCTCTGATAAAATATCCTTAAAGGCTTTGATGCAGCGATCCGACAAAGGAATGGTACGCTTTGAATCGTATTTTGGTATGCCTAGAATACGAGATTCCTTCTTTGTGTCTAGATCAATTTTTTTATGATAAGCAGCAACCACATTCAACACCTTGTTGTCTAAATCTACATCTTTCCATTGTAAAGCAGTTAATTCTGACGAACGAAGTCCGGTATACATCATAATAACTATGCCAAGAGCATTAATCCCATATACTCTGCTTCCTTCTTTCCCTGTTATACGAAACTGTTCCGTATTCAAACGATATGCTTCATGGTATAATAGCTCCACATCATTTACATCTAAGTATGGTATGATTTTTTTCTTATTCAGAGTGTTGCGTTCTGTTGGTAATATTACATTTTCACATGGATTATATGCAATATCTCCAACTCGAACAGCATATTTAAAACACAGGTTGTATAATGTATATATTTTTTTATACGTATTTCTCGCATATTTTAACGATAATTGATTAATATAGTCTTGAAGTTCCCTAGTGTTGATCGTTCCAAGCTGTTTGATGGCAAATCTGGATTTCTCTATATAGCTTTTATAAGTGTTGAAATCCGTTGCATATGTGCCATCTGAAATTTCAAATACACGAACATTTTCCAGCCAATTTAGAACATACTGACTTAATGATTGTTTTACAGCATTATGATTTACATTGGCAGCCAAAGTGTTTTCAAAAGCTTTAACTTTTGATAGAACTTCTTTCTTTGTTTGACCATAAAATTCTTTACGTGTGCCACTATAGGTTTTTCGAAAACGAATATATTCTTTCCCACGTAATACTTTTGTCCCCCATGTGCCCTCGCCGTTTCCTCTTCTCATTGCATACCATCCTTTCTTGACAATTAAATATATTTGTATTATACTACCGAAAGTTGTTGAGATTTCCCCTAATTGGGGTACATCCAATAACTATTGGGGTAACATCTATTGTACCCCAATTTGTACCCCAATTCAAGAGTACATGAAAGGATATTTATGTACTATAAGGGACTAAAAAGTATCAAAAGCTCTCTTATGAAAGTGCCAATATGGGGTAACAAATAAATAGTGCAAAGCTAGAAAATGCCTATATTTCTCGGCTTTTTAGAAAAGTAATTGCACCTGTAGCTCAGTGGATAGAGCAACGGTTTCCGGAACCGTGTGCCGGGGGTTCGAGTCCCTCCAGGTGCGTTTTGATATTTGAGGAAGGATGTGGGTATATGCCGCTGCGATATAAAAAGTTTATTTTAATCTTTACGCTGGCAGTTATGTTTATTGGGTTGGGAACATTTTCTTTGATGGCTCCGGACCTTAATTTTTCGTTGTCAGCCACGAAGAGTGATGAACAGAATATAGCGGATGCGATAAAAGGCAAGTCGGATAAAGATATTAAAGAAGAGATCACCGATCTTGTGAAAGAATATTTTGATGCCAGACAGAAAGTAGATATGGATGCCTTGGCAGATTGTGTGACCGATGTGGACAACATTGACGAGCGCAAGTTGGTGGCGGCAGCGGAATATATTGAAAAATATGAGAATATTTCCTGCACGATCAAGGAAGGCTATGAAACAGGAAGTTATCGTGTTTACGCCTATCATGAAGATAAATTATATGATATTGATACAAAGATTCCATCGCTTACGGCATTATACATCAAGATGCAGCCGGATGGAAGATTTATGTTGCATTTTGGGACCTTGTCCGGCAAAGAGCAGAAGAAGATTGAAAAGCTGGATGCCAGCAAAGACGTCAAGGCGTTGCAGGATTCGGTTAATAAGAAATTAGAGGAGCTTCAAAGTACAAATCAAGAAGTTCGTGATTTCTGCAATATGTTGAATGAGTCTTCGGGCGATGGACCGGAAAGCACGGCTAATATTGATGGAGAAGCCGGAAGTGCGAATGGCGCAACCCCGGTGCCAACCGCACCGGCGGCGACGCAGGCTCCGGCGGCGACACAGGCTCCGATGGCAACACAAGCACCGGCGGCAACACAGGCTCCGGCAGCGACGCAGGCTGCACAGTAAATGAGGAAGTATAGGTAAGATAAGGTGATTCTTTTGAAGAGTCACCTTTTTCCATAAGGAAAGTAAGCAACACAGATGAGACTGCGTTTTGGGGTATACAGGCATGAAGCAGCATAAAAGAAGTTCGCAGAGTTACTTTGCGGATGGAGAAAGGAATGTAACAATAGTATGGCAGACAATACGGGAGTAAGGATTAATAAATTTTTAAGTGAAGCGGGGGTATGCTCGAGGCGCGAGGCTGATCGAATGGTGGAGCAGGGGCGCATCACGATTGATGATAAGCCGGTAACAGCCGGTACGAGAGTGCATGACGGAGCTGTTGTGCGGGTAGATGGACGCCAAGTGACCAAAGAAGAGGAAGAGATTTTTCTGGCGTTTTATAAGCCCAAGGGGATCGTTTGCACGACAGCGCAGGAGGAAAATGGAGAACCGATCAAGAATGTTGTAGATTATATTGATTATCCAAAGCGAGTTTATCCTGTCGGCAGATTGGATCAGGCTTCGGAAGGGCTATTGCTTTTGACCAATCAAGGCGATGTAATGGAAAAAATTCTGCGCAGCCGTTACGGGCATGAAAAAGAATATTTTGTCAAGGTAGATCGTCCGATCCGCGATGAAGATTTACGTAAACTTGCCGCCGGTGTTCCGATTTTGGACACTGTAACAAAACCGTGCAAAGTGTGGCGGGAAGATGCGGATAGTTTTCATATCATCTTGACGCAGGGATTAAATCGTCAGATCCGACGAATGTGTGAATATTTGGATTATCGGGTAACGCATTTGCGGCGTGACCGCGTGATGAATATTACATTAAAAGGGTTGAAAAAAGGCCGTTATCGCAGCTTGACGCCAATGGAGATCCGTGTGCTTCGCAAAGAACTGGAGCGGTAACGTCAGCATTTTCAGAAAGAATGGGGAATGATATGGAAGAGAAAAGAGCTAGGATCTTAGAGTTAGTAGAGCAGTTAAATCACGCAGCGGCAGTGTATTATCAGGGCCGTGATGAGGTTATGAGTAACTACGAATACGACAAACAATACGATGAATTACAAGCATTAGAAAAGGAGACGGGGATTGTTTTGGCGGGCAGTCCGACGCAGCGTGTAGGCTATGAGGTGCTTAGTGAGTTGCCAAAAGAACAACATCCTTCGCCGATGCTTTCTTTGGACAAGACAAAGGATACAGAACAATTAGCGGCTTGGCTTGGTGAGCATCCGGGTCTGCTTTCGTGGAAAATGGATGGGCTTACTATCGTGCTTACGTATCAGGAGGGAACCCTGCAAAAGGCAGTTACCCGCGGTAATGGTCAGGTAGGAGAAGTCATTACCGGTAATGCCCGTATGTTTGATAATGTACCGTTGCAGATCCCGTTTCAGGGAGAATTGGTACTGCGCGGAGAAGCGGTGATTACGTATTCCAGATTTCGGGAGATCAATGAATCCCTTCCGGTGGAAGAGCAATACAAAAATCCGCGTAATTTGTGCAGCGGTTCTGTACGCCAGCTTGATAGCCGTGTTACGAAGAGCAGACATGTGAACTTTTTTGCTTTTTCGCTCGTGACGGCAGAAGGTGTTGATTTCGAAGATTCGCAGGAGAATAAATTCAAATTTTTGCAGGAACAGGGATTTACGGTTGTCGAATATGTTCGTGTTACCGGGGAGATATTGCCTGCAGCAGTGGCAGAATTTGCAGAAAAAATCGTCACCAATGATTTTCCGTCGGATGGCCTTGTACTTCTTATGGATGAGATCGCATACGGAGAGAGTTTGGGAAGAACCGCTAAATTTCCGCGAAATGCGATGGCTTTTAAGTGGGAAGATGAAATAGCTGAAACGGTGTTAGAGGAAGTGGAGTGGAGTGCCTCGAGAACGGGGCTGATCAATCCGGTTGCAGTGTTTGAGCCGGTGGAATTGGAAGGAACAACGGTAAGTCGTGCGAGTGTGCATAATGTCAGCATAGTTGAACAGCTTGCTTTGGGGGTTGGTGATCATATTCAGGTGTATAAAGCAAATATGATCATTCCACAGATTGCGGAAAATATGACACGAAGCGGGACGTTACCTATTCCGGAAGAATGTCCGGTGTGTCATAGTGCAACAGCCATTCATGAAGAAAATGGAGTGAAGGCTTTGTTTTGTGAAAATGCATCCTGTCCGGCTAAGAAGATCAAAAGTTTTTCACATTTTGTCAGCAGGGATGCGATGAATATTGACGGCATGTCAGAAGCAACGATCGAGAAATTGATGAATCAGGATATGATCCATGAACCTGCAGATCTGTTTCGATTAGATCGATATAAAGACCAGATCATTGCAATGGATGGGTTTGGCGAAAAATCTTACGAAAAAATGGTTCAGTCAGCGACAAAGGCGGCACATACGACGATCATTCGTTTTTTGTATAGTTTAGGCATTCCGAATGTAGGATTATCCAATGCCGGCCTGATCTGTCGCTATTGTGCATATGATTTTGATCGTGTTTTGACGGTTTCTGAAGAGGAGCTGACACAGATTGATGGCGTTGGTGCTGTGATCGCCAAAGCGGTAACAGATTATTTTGCGGTTGAGGCGAATCGACAAGTAGTGCAACATCTGTTACAATATATTTCGTTCGAGAAAATTGCGGATGATAATGTATCGAAAGATATGGAGGGAATCACGTTTGTAATTACCGGATCCGTTGAGCAGTTCAAAAACCGCAAAGAGCTGAAAGAGCTGATCGAATCGCATGGCGGAAAGGTGACAGGTAGTGTCACTTCTAAGACGAACTATTTGATCAACAACGATGCGATGAGCAACTCGACAAAAAATAAAAAAGCAAGAGAGCTTGGAATACCGATTTTGACGGAGCAAGCGTTTATAGAACAATATCACTTGTCCTAGCAGAAAAGTGCAGATATGCAGAAATGAGGTTTTATTATGCCAATTAAAGTACAAAATAATCTTCCGGCGAAAAAGATCATGGAGCAGGAAAATATATTTATGATGGACGAAACGCGTGCAACGACGCAGAATATCCGTCCACTGTATATTGCTGTTCTCAATCTGATGCCACTAAAGGAAGATACGGAGGTTCAGCTGCTACGCAGTTTATCCAATACGCCATTGCAGATCGAGATTACATTTTTGACAACAGCATCGTATATTGGTAAAAATACGACGCTCAGTCATTTGAATGAGTTTTATAAGACCTACGATGATGTAAAAGAACGTAAATTTGACGGTTTGATCATTACGGGTGCTCCGGTGGAGCAGATGGAATATGAGGAAGTGCAGTATTGGGAAGAATTGAAGCAGATCATGGAATGGTCTAAGGCGAATGTGACATCAACAATGCATATTTGTTGGGGGGCTCAGGCAGGACTGTATTATCATTATGGAATCAAGAAACATCTGCTTCCGAAGAAAATAGTTGGTGTGTATGAACATCGGGTACATCATCGAAAAGCACCGCTTCTTCGCGGATTTGACGATGTATTTTATGCACCACATTCCCGTTATACCGGAGTTGATCATGAGGCGATTGCAACGTGTGATACGCTAACTGTACTTGCAGACTCCGACAAGGTGGGAGAACTGTTATTAGTATCTGATGATGGTAAGCAGATCTTTGTGATGGGACATTTGGAATATGATCGTCTGACGTTGGATTACGAATACAAGCGTGACAGTAAAAAAGGCTTAAATCCGGATCTGCCGGAGAATTATTATCCGGATGACGATTCGTCACAAAGACCATTGCTTCGTTGGAGAGGTGCTTCCAATGCCTTGTTTTCTAACTGGGTCAATTACTACGTATACCAAAATACGCCTTATGAGTGGTCATAAATGCGGTAAAAAGCTAGTATTTATATGGGTTTTTCGGTGTGCGCAAACTTGGCTGATTAGTTGCAAAATGGCATAAATTAGCACAAAAAATGTGTGAAAAAGTGGTAGTAAATGGGGTGGAATGATTAAAAAATGGAGTAGTAAATTTGATAGGCAGAATCTTATGTGATCCAGCAGATTAGAAATGATTTGTGGTACAAAAAAAAGAGGAGAGCGTTGCGTGTTCTTCTCTTTTTATTATTACATGATGGTTGCCGGAAATAGCAACTTTTTTTTTGCTCTGAAATTGTGAATAGTATACAAAAATTTACTGTTGATTTTGGTAATAATAGCCATGGTTATCGTTTGGTTGTCACTTTGTCCCCATATGGTTACTTCTTGGGCGCATAAGTAGAGTAGATTAGGTTAGTATAGTAGAGGTTAAGATTAGGATAGGGGAGAGAAGAATAGTATAGTATAGTGGAAAACGGAGATCACAACAGGAAGAATTGTGATAAACAGCACAGATTAATTCAGTATAGTAAATTTTTGGCTTTTTTCTCTTGCATTTTGTATGGAAATCTGCTATTGTAAAATCACTCCGAACAGGTGAGCTGATTCGGGCAAGTGATGAGCTTGGTTTTGAGGAAACTCGGTGAGTTATGAAGAATAGATCGTATTCTTAAAGGTCTATTGTTTATAGCTCATTTTTTATTTTTACGAAAAATTAAGGTGGTGAATGTTTTGGGTGGTAAAGGATCCGGAAATAGAATGGTAGCAAAAAATCAGGCATGGAAAAAGTCTCCTGTTATTGGCGATAATGGCATTACTGCCACGAAAGAGGAAATCAGCAAGATAACGGCTCACGCTCTGGAAATTGCTTTGTGGGACGAGATAGACACGAAAGACCCGGAGCAGTTAAGAGACAGAACGCTGAAATATCTCCAGTATTGCATTGATAACAATATCAAGCCCGGAAACCTTGGATTGTATAACGCATGGGGCTTAACCAAGGGAGAGGTTAGTAATATTCAGCGTGGGGAGCCCAACTCGGCACGCACTGGCGTCATTAAAAAAAGTCGACAAATTATGTCTCAAATTCGGGAACAGTTGATGTCTGATGGTAAGATCAATCCCGTTACAGGGATCTTCTGGCAGAAAAATTGGGATGGATTGAAGGATCAGCAGGAGGTTGTTCTTGAACCACGAAGACAGATTGAAGCAGATCAGACACCAGAACAGGTGCAGCAGATGCTGGAAGCCGATATTCCTTTGGATGAAGATCCTTCGTAAAATTGATAAAAAAAATGCACCACAATTGAATGTGATGCATTTGATGCGTTGAGCTTAAAGTAAGCAAATATGTTTGCTAATGGCTTGTTCTATCTTAGGCGGTTGAATTCCGATGTAGCGTTGGGTGATAGCTGCTGATGAGTGCTGTAGCAGATGGCGCACTAACTCAATGTCGCAGTCGTTATTTTTATAGATTTCAGTTGCATAAAACTTGCGGAAACTATGCGTACTGATGTTATCATAGCCTAAATAATCACATACGATTTTGAGTTGTTTTTGCACAGCTCTGTCTGATATGTCAAAGAGTTTGGCTTGGCTATTGATCCCATGGTCCGTTGCGTATCGCAGGATATAGTTATAGATGTCAGGTATAACGGTAAATGTTCTGACTTTGCCGGTCTTTTGCTCGCATATGTCAAGGCGGTACCTGCTGCCATCTTTGATAATGTCTTTGATATGCAATTGCAATATGTCAGATATCCGCAATCCTAGATTTGCTTGCAAAACAAGGATAGTAGCTAGGCGTTCGTTTGGTTTGAAAGAATGTTTGTTCCAGACAAAGCCGCTTCGGATGGTTGATATGATGGTTTTGTATTGTTGCTGGTCCAAGGCTACTGTTTTTTTGTTCATGTGATTACTCCTTTTAAGTTCGTATTTTGCAAGTGGTTTAGTTCGTATAAATAGTATAGCACAGGCTGTAAATGCTGTAAACTAAGGAAAGTTCGTTTTTTACATATTATACGAACTCCGCAAAAAGAGGGGGACGGGGGTTACAGGCGAGGGCGTCAGCCCTTTGCTCAGCCCCTCAAGGAACGAAAAAACAAAAAAGTGTCTTGCACCGGGGATGAATGATTGTAAGCATGAATTAATAGATGCAAAAAATCTTAAAAACAAAAAAAGGAGATGTAGTATGCAAGCTTTGAAAATTGCAACAATCATATTCAACATAGCGATGTTGCTGTGGATGATTGTGTTGGATTGCAAAGAAAAAAATACGGGCACAAGTGTAGGGTTCAAGATCTTGTCGCTTGGCTTTGGTGGAACAATCGTATATTTGATCATGAATTAGCAGAAAGGAAAAGGTGATGAAATGAAAAAGAAATTGTTGGCGGTGTTATTGACAGTGGCATTAACCATGTCATTAACAGGATGTACGGAAGCGGAAAAAGTGTCAGAGAATGTCTCTCAGGAAGCAGATAACTTCAATGTGCTGCGGAGATTAGCGGTAATCAATTCAAGAACGGACAAGGTAGAATTTGAACTCATCGGTGCATTTTCTCTCGAAGTGGAAAACAAGAATAAAATCAATGTGATCTGTGAAATGGAGGATGGATCATACAAAAAACATATCGTTGGCCTGAATCAGGAAACCATGTATGTAGTGGAAGATATTGGTGGTGCCAAAGTGAATAAGTACAAATATGAGGTCAATTATATTCCTGAATCTGTCGTTCCGTTCACTGTGACAAATAAGAAGTAGATAGTGTTAAGCATGACACGATAAACATGAATGCTAACCGGTGAAAATCGGTTAGTGGCATATAGTTCAGCGGTAGAACGCTTGATTGTTAATCAAGATGTTGCAGGTTTGAGTCCTGCTATGCCTGTTCCCACTGGTTTGAATCCTCTCTTACAGTGGGATATTGTGGATCTAGATGCCAATCTAGTTTTTTATTACACCTTTTCCCTGTAGCAAGAGCAGTGAATGTGTGTCAAAAGCACAGCGGGGATTATTTGAAAAAAGGATATGGAGGAGGGTGGTACATACGATCGTAACAAAGCATGCCAAATATCGTATGAAACAGAGATGCGGTATTGGGAAGAACTCAATCAACAAAATGGCAAAGAAAGTGTATCAGTTAGGTGTGCGGCATGCAGAGACATCAGGAAATCTGCAAAAGTGGGTTGACAGTTTGTATTTTTACAATAAATCTGCCAATCAGATCCGGCTATATGGAGATATGGCATACATATTTCACAACCAGAAGTTGATTACGGTTATTAAGGTGCCGGAGAACCTTGTTCCTGACATCGTTGCAATTAGAAGATTCAAAGAAGAGAAAGGCAGGAGAAAACATGAATCAGATCGAAGAACACAAAAAATTGGTTGAATTTCTGCATGATGTATATGTGCGGAAGAATCATGACTACGGAGACAGCTTTTCAAGATCATTTGGTAAATATGGGGTTACGGCAGCACTGGTCCGCATGGAAGATAAATGGAATCGATTGGAAAATCTTGCTGGCGGCGCAAAACAGAGAGTACTGGATGAGGGCCTCCGAGATACCTGTCTTGATCTGGCAAACTATTGTTTGATGACGGTAATGGAATTGGATCGAAAGAATGGGGTAAAAAAACAGAGAATATTTGAGGATCAGGCGAAGAGTGAGAGTGCAAAAGATCACATTATTGTTGATGATCTGATGGATGGGATTAATGAAGCCATTGAAAAGGGCACCGTTGAGCTCGTAATACCTGATAAGTTGGAAAGAGAAAAGAAATCAATTGATGAGGGTAAGGTGATGGCTCTTTATAAGGCAAAGTGGTCACAGAAAAAGATTGCTGATGAGATGGGATGCTCACAGTCGAGGATTTCACAGATCATTCGGGCACATAAATAGATTGATAGGGGTGACAACAATGAATAAAGAACTATTAAACAAAGCAAATAATTTGATGCATGACATTGAAACAATAGAGAAGGTTATTGATGAGAGAGAAAATAGTCATCATTGGATTACAGTAATAGCACCGAATCATAAAGATAGTTATTATTCATGCAGGTTTATGGATGAATTAGCTGAGTGGATGAAAAAGAAAAGAGAAGAATATCAAAAAGAATTTGAACAGTTGAAATGAAATTGATGTGTCGAAATTTGTCGGACGAAAATGGTTCTTTGACAATTGAATATTGGTGGTGGATGAGATATTATTTCTCTATCAAATTACGAAAGGGGACAAATATATGCCAAGAACTGATTTTGTAGAGAAAACGATATTTAATATTGAGGGGTTCAATGTTAATTTTATGAAGAACGGGAAAAACCTTAGAGGTGAGGTGCAACAACCAAGTAATTATATTGCGAACAAAGCAAGTAAAAACACATATACAGTATCTCGTTTTATTGATAAGTTGAAAAAACAATATCCGGGATATGATTTTGAGGTATTAAAAGCGGATGGTGAGCCCGCAGATTCTCGTATGACGTTAGCAACAGTGAGAGATACATACAGTGAATGAAATATTCATCTAAAATAGATACCAACCATCAATATTCAATAACGAATAGGGGGTTGGTATTTTTTATTTGCAGGAAAGATATGCAGAGTTCCCATAATGGTATTGGAGCAGATTGCTAATCTGTCGGTCGTTAATTCGGCTTGTGGGTTCGAGTCCTGCACTCTGCGTTGTGTCAACACTTGTGCAGAAACCAATGTCGGCAATGGAAGAACAGAAACTAGCTGTTGGCATTATCAATTTACTCTCGGCAAACATCATTAGTGATGGTTCGAGAACGGTATAACAAAGTCCGTATGAACTGTACAAATACAGCAACAAAAGCAGTTCAAACCGTAAGTAGATGCTGTGAACTTGCGGTATCGGATAGTAGTTCAGTTGGGAGAATACTTAGTGCGCTAAGAGGTCATGGGTTCAAATCCTGTCTATCCGATTTATTTGGTCAATGGTATGCGGTTGATTTTAAGGAGGCTGTATGTGCATGACAATTATTGAATATGCAGAAAAATTAGGGTATAAACTTAATTCAGCGCAAATGATGCTTTTGAATAAAATTCAAGAAGCGAAAGAACGTGATCTGCAACTGTTTATCTGTTGTCCACCTCGGATGGGAAAAATGAAGATTGCAGATATAGTTGAAAAATACAATAAATAATACATTACCGGCTACAAACAGTTGTAGTCGCTAACCTGAAACAATTACAGGCAGATTTGCGAAGGCATCTCTGCTTTGATGGAGGTGTCTTTTTTATGTCAGAACAAAACAAGAAAATTATAGCAGGCCTGCATCGAAAAGACCTAACTAATATAAAATTTGCTAGCGCATTGCTTGATATGGCGATCGAGGAAAAGAAGAATGATTTGAATTTTGCATTGCAGCAGGCAAAGGAAGTACAGCAGATTGCGGCAAGGGAGAGTCGAAAGAAGAATAGCATTGAGTTCGCAACCCTGTATTGGAAAGCTACTCTGATGCTGGCACCGTATTTCTTTGAGGATTTTCTGTATTACATGGAAAAGGATCGGGCACCGGACAAGAGATTTTATATGCCACGCAGACGAACACTGAAAGTGGTAGTTGATGATTTGCAGGACTTGGAAGATGGCAAGTTGGATTTTTATGGGTTATCCATGCCCCCTCGTGTCGGCAAGTCCACAATATGCATTTTCTTCATGGCATGGGTCATGGGAAAGCGTCCCAATAGCCATAATGCGATGTCAGGACACAGTGGTATCTTGGCAGATGGATTTTATGGTGAAGCACTTAATCTTATGGAATTGGATGTACCGGAAGAAAAAAGACAGTATCATTTTCTGGATATATTCCCACAGACATTTTTGCAAAAGAAGTCAGCAGAAAAGAAAGAAGTGACTTTGAACGATCCGGATCGTTTTGCCACATTAACCTGTCGTGGTATTGATGGTACATGGACGGGTGCAGTTGATATTTCTTGGGACGGTTATCTGTATGTCGATGATATGGTCCGTGACAGGCAGGAGAGTTTGTCTCCGTCACGATTAGAGGGCAGATACCAGGATTATCTTAACTTGCTTGTTGATCGTAAGAATGACGGTACAAGAGAATTGATGGTAGGTACTAGATGGAATATTCTGGATCCGCTTGGCAAAGTAGAGAAACAGTACAAGGATAACCCACGATACCGTTTCAGAAAGATTCCAGCACTTAATGAGAATGGGGAGTCCAATTTTGTTTACGACTATGGCAAGGGATTTTCAACGGAATATTTCCTGAATGTGAAGAGTCGTTTGGATAAGAACGAATGGGAGGCGAAATATCAGCAACGCCCATTTGTGCGTGAGGGATTGCTTTTTGCAGAGGATGAATTGCAGACGTACAATGGCGTGTTACCGCCTGAGAGTAGTTTGATCCGTGTATTGGCTGCCTGTGATGTGGCTTGGGGCGGCGGTGACAGTCTGTCGATGCCGTTTGGGTACGAATATGATGACGGCTATATTTACATTCCGGATTGGATTTTTAACCGGGGGGATAAGACGGTAACACAGCCGATTGTGGTTGGAAAAACATTGTATCATAAACCGCAGATGGAACATTTTGAGGGAAATAACGGTGGTGATGAGTATGCGGACAAGATTGACGACATGCTCCAAAAGGAGGGATACAAATGCAGCATATCTTCCAGCAAGGCACCAAATACCATGAGCAAGCTGGCAAAGATCATTCAGTATGCACCAGATATAAAGAGAAGATGTAAATTCCTTGCGGCTAATAAGAGGGATAAAGAATATCATGATGCGATGGATGAGTTAAATATGTTTGTGCAGATTGGGAAGAACGATCATGATGATGCAGCAGATGGAATTACACAGTTAGTAATGCTTGCAAATGGGGCTACCATTTGTAAAGCGAATATATCACAGAGAACATTTTAGGAGGGGTTCATATGACGAAGGATATTTTGAAGCAGTATAGATTTTTATCGGAAGTGATCCGTAAGGACGAAGAGAAGCTGCAGCATTATAAAGATAATCCACCGGAGGCATATCTTGGAAAGGTGCAGTCTTCCAATAAGCAGTTTCCATATCAGAGAACCATGGTGACGGTGTGTGGCAGTGAGGTAAAGGACAGGAAATATTGGAAAGATAAACAGTATGAGTTGATCGTGAAACTGCATAATGAGCGTATCGAGCTGGAGAAGTTGCAGTTAGAGGTTGATATCTTCCTGACAACTATTTTTGATAGCAGGGATCGCTTGATCTTCGAGTATCTTTACCGGGACGGTATGACACAGCAGGAAGTGGCTGACAAGCTGTATATGGATCGGAGTACAGTGTCGAAGGTGGTTGATCGGTATTTAAATATTTGAGTAATAGTTGAATTTCAAAGAAGTACGTGATACTATAAATCTTGAAAAGGGGGACGATATAGTATGGGAGACATAAGACATAAAGTTAAATGGATGGTTGGTGGCGCTGTAATTGCGTCTGTATTTATATTATTTATATCACATTTTGGAATTTCAAATATAAATTCCATTGTGGTTAAAAATGATGGAATTGTAAAGTGTATAGATATAGGGATTTCTGCATTATCGATGTGGTCGATTTATTTTTTATACAGACAGATCAAATCTGAACACGAAAAGGGGAGAAGAGAAAAAGCTGCTGAATTATTATTATCGTGGACATTAAATGTAAAACCAGAAGCGAATAGTGCAATGAAAATTGTAGAATGTTTTAATAAGGAGCAGTGTGTTTCATTAAATAAAGAGGAAACATTTTCTGTTGATTGTATATTGTATAGTGAAATTGAGACAATAATTCCGAGCAAAAGGAAACCGGATATAGAAGAAAAAGATATGAAAGCACGGTGTGAAACTTGTAATGGCGACAGGAAATCCCAATGTGTACATGATATAGAGTTAACGGTTAAACAGGTAAAAAAATTAAGATACCTTATAATATCATATCTGAATCTTTTAGAATCAGTCCTAGTAGCATGGAAAAATGGTATTGCGGATAAGGATATTATAGAAGAGCAGTTTGCGTTTTTACTTAAACCAAAAGAAAATAAAAATTGTTTAGAAGATTTTAGAATTGCTTGTGGATCTGAGGTGGCTTATCCTGCAATTGAGACATTTTGCAGGACTTTAGAAGAAAAAAGACGGAACAAGTTGATTAAAAAGGATATAATTGAGTAAATAGGAGGACTGAAATGGAGTATAAAGTAGAATTATTTCAAAAAAATATTGACAGTGACAATAAAAGTGAATTTCAAGAATTATTAAATGTAAATGCGAGGGAAGGATGGAAATTAGAAAAAATAATACCTCAAATTGACAGTTACAGCGATTCATTTGAAGATGCATCAGGTTTTTCAGTTGATTGCTGTGCAAATATAGCAACTGATTCGATAGTGATGATTTTTTCTAAATAAAAACTTTTCACACAATTCACACTCAAATAATGCTAATTTGATAGTATGAAACAGTATCAAAGAGCCAGACGGTCTACAAACCGCCGCGGCTCTTTTTCTATGCATTTACATAATGCAATGCAGAAAGAGGTGGATTGTCGTGCAGTTTGGAAGAAAACAGATATTTACAGATGTAACGCAGATCACGAAGGATAATGTCATAAAAGTGCTTCAGGATGCCTTGATTGTACATGAGCAAAACCGCACAGCAATTAAGTTCCTGTTGGATTATGAGCGTGGTATTCAACCGATTGATGATCGAATCAAAGAGATTCGTCCGGAAATCAATATTAAGGTAAAGGACAATATGGCTGCGGAGATCACAGAGTTTAAGTTGGGGTACGAATGGGGATCGCCAATCCGATATGTACAGCGAGCCAACAAGGGAATCCGGGAAAATAACAAAGATGCGGACAATGTCGGTATCGCAATGCTCAATGAGATGATGGAGGAAGAAAACAAGCCATCTGCAGATCAGGAGCTGGCGAGGTTTATTGAAATCTGTGGAGTTGGATATCGGCTGATTAAGGCAAAGCCGGATCAGTATCGGTTTGGAAGTTCGGTTGTGGATATTCTGACGTTAAATCCAATGAATACTTTTATCGTGTATTCCAATGATGTGTATCGCAGACCAATTATGGGCGTGTCATACATCACCGATCAGAATGGAAATTCTACCTATGGTTGTTATACAGAGGACACCTATTATGAGGTCGAAAATATTATCAAGATGACTAAAGAAAAGAAGCGTGCAAAGTGGTTTGTGTCCAATGGAAATGGGAGAAAGAATATACCGGCGGCAATCCCTATTGTTGAGTATATCAACGATTATGACCGAATGGGATGTTTTGAGCGTGTAATTTCGGAGATTGACGCCTTAAATATCGTAACATCGGACAGAGTGAATGATATTGTCCAGTGTGTGCAGTCATTGCTGTGGGTGCATAACGCGGAATTGCCAAAGGATGAGAATGGTAATTCCACCGTAAGAAACGGAGCATTAATCGAAACAAAGTCTACCGGCAATGGACATGATCCGAAAATGGCATATTTGTCGAAAGAAATGTCACAGGACGGGATCCAAACACTGATACAGAATTTTATTGATCGCATCCACGAAAAAACGAATGTGCCGGGACGGCAGGAGCAGGGCGGTGGTTCTACCGGATCGGCAATGAATTTATCAAACGGATGGCAGGCAGCGGAGCTTTCTGCATTGAAAAAGTCACAGTTGACTAAGAAGTCAGAGAAAGAATGTATTCGCATTATGTTGGAGATTTTCAACAATGATGTGGATGTGCCGGAAGAGGTGCGAAATTTGAAACTCGCAGATATTGAACCGAAGTTTGATAGAAACAGGACCTACGATCTGGCAACGAAAGTCAATTCCTGGGCAACTTTGATTCAGAACGGCGCTGATCTGCTCAAGGCAACAGAGCTGGCAGGCTTTACGACCGATGCACAGCAGTTTGTGCTGGACAGCGAGGAAATGGTCAATAAGCTTTTGGAAAGTAAATTGAAAGGATCAGAGCCTGTGGATACAGCATCGGAAGGTAAGGTTAATGATTCGGACGAACAGACAACAATGGATGGAAAGAATATGCCGGATATGTCAGATCAGCCGCAGGCAACTCCATTTGCCAATGCGTAGAGTGGGGGGATGAACGATGGGATTAACAAATTTTGATGAGTTAAATACTCTTTCAACGACCGAAACAACCAAGGACGATCGACACAAAGCCACCCGGAAAAAAATACCGATTCATGATTATTTCGAAAATATGCAGATCAGTGAAGAAGAGAAAGAAAAGCGTGTCCGTTTAGCAAATTTGCTGCTGGCGGATGTGCTTTTTTTATTTGCCTTGTCAAAACGAAACCAGGATAAACAGTATCTCTCAGAAGCATTTCAAAAGAGATACTTATCATCGGTGAAAAAGGTGGCAGAGCCGGATCAGAAAATGCAGCGATATATCCAGAAGGTGTGTGACAGTATTGTAGACACAACCTTAAAAGGTGGATCATTGACTAGCAGCAAAGCGAATAAACCACAGGATCCCTATGTGGTTTCTGTGGATCGAGCCACCAATGTAGCGGAGAATGAAGCTAATGCAATTTTGAATGGGGATGAATACATTACTGCTGTGAAAAATGGCTGTACTAAGAAGAGGTGGAAGTCCTACCGGGATGAGAGAGTCAGGGCAGATCATGCGGATGTAGATGGGCAGGTTGTCGATATTAGCCGCCCGTTTCGTGTTGGAAAATATATGATGATGTATCCGAAGGACGATTCTTTGGGAGCGGGTTTGGAAGAGATTGTGAACTGCCGGTGCTCGGTGGAGTATTTGCAGGATGACAAGCGGATATTAAAAGATGACGTAAAAAATGATAAAGATCAAGGCAAAGGTGAACAGACACTTTTTGTGGATGTTACAGAGGAATATTTGGAGCTTGGTAAAAAACTGGTGGGAACAGTGAGCGATGAGGAGGAATATGAAAAAGAAGGCAATACATATTCGGTAGATGGGAAAAATGTTGTTTTAGATTATTCAGAAAGTGAAAGGAGAATTGCACAGAGTTTGGCGGATTTACTTGGTGCAGATGTAAAAATGATTCCAAGAGTGTTGTATCCGCAAAAAGTATCAACGCCAGATATTTTTATAAATAATGAGCCGTATGATATAAAGGAGCCTATAGGACAGGGAAAAGCAGTTATATATAATATGGTTTCAAAGAAGAAAAGACAGGCTAACAATTTTGTTATTGATATTACAAAATGTCCATTGACAGTGGAAGAAATACGTGGACAGATTACGGACGTGTATCGTTCAAGTCATACAAAATTTATAGATAAGATAATTTTATCTAAAGATGGAAATATTCTCA